CGCGTATGGATTGCCGGGCTGTTCTTCAGGCGCATCGCGCGCCCGGCGATATTGTCGATCCGCTCAAGATAGGCGTTGCCCGTCGCCAGATAGTTGGTGACCAGCTTTTCGAACTCGGCATGGGCGAGCAACGGCGTGGGCTTGAGCGACATGCTGAGCAGGTTGCGCTTCAGCGTGATCGCGCTCGAATGATGGGCGGACATGCGGTGCGCCTTGACCAGGCCGATCATCGAAATCGGCGGCGAATACCAGCGGCCCGCGTCCGACGCCTCCAGCATCAGCAGGAATT